TTAGTTAATTTATAGCGCGCTAACGACTTGCTAAAGTCAGGGATTAACGCCAGACTATCGCCTCCATTTCGGGAGGGATTCATGGTCTTGCATTCCACGCGCTGGCTGGCGCTCAGCTATTTCACCTATTTCTTTAGTTACGGTATTTTTTTGCCTTTCTGGAGCGTCTGGCTCAAGGGAATTGGTCTGACGCCTGAGACCATTGGCATCCTGCTGGGCGCGGGGCTGGTGGCACGTTTCCTGGGTAGCCTGCTGATTGCGCCCCGCGTCAGCGATCCCTCCTTACTGATTAAAGCGGTGCGAATTCTGGCCCTGCTGACGCTGGTCTTTGCGGCCTGTTTCTGGGTCAGCCATCAGTTTGCCTGGCTGATGGTGGTAGTGCTGCTAACTGATCCTGTATCCACTCCGCATCGGCCTTGCTGTATGCCTGTGGCATATCAACCTGAAGGCAAGCTGGAAGCATGATTTGCAACGCCCCGGTTAACGGTTCTGTCTGTTTTAAATGCCTCAGGAACCCCATCTTTGAGACCAGGATATAAATCCGGGCGAACTTCGTGGGGCACAATCTCCCAGGAAACCAACTCACAAATCGGTAAGACGAAACGAGGCGGTATGTTTGGCTTGTTGAACCACTGATTCACAGCCTGCGGGGTGATACCTAAATGCTTAGCGATTGCACGCTGAGAAGTCAGGCCATTTAGACGTGCTCGGACATCTTCATTCATATCAGCACCAATAAAGTATAACTTGATTTAAACAAATAATATCAAGTTTTAATTAACATGCAAGTGCATAACTTATGGTGTAAAATGAAAATCAAGGATTCCTTTACGTTTATTTCATCAAAACTTGTGATGGAGAGTGAAGATGGGCTCAGAAACTAAGACAAAAAACAGGATTTTAGAGCTACTGGATATAAAGGGCTGGAGCCAGGCGGAACTTGCTAGGCAGCTTGGCGTCAGTGCGCAATCAGTTCAGTACTGGACTACAGGAAAAACCTTTCCGAGAGGGGAGCGGCTGGCAAAATTAGCGGAACTTAGTGGTTACCCGCAATCCTGGTTTTTGGGAGAAGATCCGGCCCCCAGCTTCCACTTGCCAGACAAACATCAAGCCAAATCTGATAGCGTTGTTTTTACTGTCTTAGACGTAGAATTCAGCTGTGGCGATGGGTCGCATGTAAAAGGCGATTTCATTGACGTAGTTCGCTCCATAGAACTTGATCCCGAATATGCTCGCCGCCTCGTTGGCAACAGACCTTTTAAAAATATTGAGATAGGTAATGCTCGAGGCGATAGCATGGCTCCGACAATCGCGCCTGGAGACTTGCTTTTCTTAGATAGAACAGTCACATATTTTGATGGTGATGGTATTTATGCATTCTGCTTTGATGGTGAATGCTATGTAAAACGCCTCCAGAAAATTGGTAGTAAGATCGTTGTTCTCTCTGATAACTCCAACTATCAATCATGGAGCATAGACAAAGACGCTATAGGTATGCTTTACATCCAATCTAAAGTAGTTTCTTCAGTTCCATTCAATATTAATAGATTCGGCTAACCATTGAAAATAAACGGGCTTTTGCCCGTTATCCCCTTCTTGCATATATTCTCTTCAAACTTCCATCAAGTTTAACTTGACGAAAAACTTGTGGAAAGCTAACCTCTAATCATCAAGTTTAACTTGATCCAGATAATGAGGAGCATCCCGTGAGCATCCAGAAATTTTATGAATTAATAGACATTCCTGACTACCGACACCTTAGGGATAAATCGCAATGTGAGGGATTTGATTATGGCCGCATTGCAGAAGATTGTGATACCAAAACGATTTCCTTGCTTGACGCGATTGGGTTCCTGGGGAACGAAGCTTCCTCAGAAATTAACGGCAATTCGATGGATAAAGAAAAATTACTGAACCTGTGCGGTGTTATTGCTGAATTATCTGAACTCGCGATTGCAACAAATAAAATCGCGATGTCAGCTTCATATTCATCAGGTTTTAAGGATGGTGAAAATGTCGCATGTAAATAATATTGCCAAGGCGCAAGAAAAGGCATGTGAGGCTGAGTTAATTTTACGCTTGCTGGAATCCCACCCGGATGCAATGAGTGAAAATGAACTCTCAGCGGTGATCACATTGGCCCGGCGATTAACTGAAGAGGTTCATTGTTTTTTAATCGAAGAGCAGGGGAAAAAGGATAATTAAGATGACTATGTGTTTATTAGCTGCCGAAGGTCGGGTTAAGCAAGCTGAAGCAATGCTTTCAATGTGGTCTGAAAACCCCAGCGATGATTTTGAATCACAGTTAATCACCGCCCTCATAACTCTTCTTGAGGGTGTGCCGGAAACCATAAGACAGGCAGATAAGGACCTGGATAAATATCGCTCCTCACTTTCTTGCAACAGCATTGAACTGGCATCAAGAAAAGAAAGCATCAAAGAACCCCAGAATGACAGCTCAGTGAAATTAAATGATATCAATGATACTGTCTTTGATTGCTTAATTGAATTAAAGAAAATTTTAAAAGTTTCACAATTATATATCGACTCCACGAGTCCAGATGATAACGAAAAGACAGAACTCGTGTTAATCGACTTATTTTTCGATATCGCGCGTGGAATCTGTTTGAAACTGGAACAAGTAGAAACGCTTTCGTCTTAATTAACACGTTAATAATCTATAGCTTGAAAGCTGGGGATATCTGCAACCAAAATTCAGGGATAAAGAAAATGAGAGATGCAAAAGCTTTAAAAGCAGCGCAACTTTATGCCTCATTAGGTCATGAAGTAATTGCAGTTCTTTTTCTTCGCAAAGCTTATGGGAGATAACCATGCCAACACGACAGGATATTCAGGATATAACGACTACAACAGAACATCTTTACGCTTTGTTAGAAGTCATATCCCAACAATATAAATCCATTAACTCTTATCAAATGGAAAATCTCGTAGAGATAGCTTACCTCCTGTCTGCAAAGGTTAATACATGGGCGGTTAAGGAAGAAAAAATCGTTCTTTCAATTGAGGAGCAGCAACGCAATGGAAAACGTGATTAATTTGTACCGCCGTCGGATTGTTAATGCCGCATTAACCAGACTCAAAAATAAAACTTCGGGAAATCTCCTGATTGTGAATCTTCCGGATGGGTCAATCGAGACGGTGGAAATAACCGAAAGTGTAATGACGCAGTTAATGAAACGGTTTGAGGTACTTGCTAGCGATGAATTCGGAAATCGGAAGGATACCGAATCATTTATTAAAACCACTTACCAGAACGCAATTGGCATTAATAAAAACACTGAGTATCTGACCGAATCAGGGAAATTAATTGTCGATGACCTGTTTAAAGAGGTCACCGATTACGTGAAAGAGAAACATTTAAGCGGAGGTGTCCAGTGAAAGAGTTTACTCAGGAACAATTGCGCGCGGCTGGGCTCCGCTGCGTATGTCCGGTGGATCTGCACGTTACACCAGAATTTACCGGGCGCGTCGTCGTTCACCTGAAGGACGGGCGAGCAATTTGTGACTACCGACTTACCACGGACGATCACATCACAACCCTTCAGGGTTTTATCGAACTTGCCCGCGAAGCTGGCTGGCGCATCACCCCGCCAAAAGAGGTTATGCGATGACACTTACAGCTATACGCGTACCCGAATGGGTACATGCCCAGGCTATTAACGTTCTGCGGCGTTACCGCCAGCGCCGGGTTGTGCCGTGTCGTATCCATTGCGGGAATATTAGTCTCAGGGTTAACCGCCGCTGGCGTCTTCTTTCCCGCGACGGCGGCCAGAACTGGCAAGTCTTATCGCACGAGTCATACAACAAACTAAAGGACCGGAAATGAAAACGACTGATACAACCAGCGCGATCGATGTTGCCTTTCGTCAGTATGAAACGCCAGCCGGCCCGCTGTATGTCGTCATGCGCAATGGTGGGAAAAGGCGATTCCTGAGCCGCAGCGCCGCGCTTAATAACCTGGCTCATTACATGGTTTCAACGGTGTTTCGAAAGCTGGGTTTGCCTACGAACGAGCCATACGCACCGGTTTTTCACAACGGCACGTTGGCTCATCGCATCGGGGATCACACCACTGAGTACCTCCATGCCCATCAGCGCTGTGTGCGCCGTCTACGCCGGTTACTGGCACGTAAGCGCAAACAGCAAAGATGGATCACGAAATGGGAATCCATTCATAACCGATTCGTGAAAGAACGCGACGAACTTCAGGCCAACAAACCGTTTTAAGGATCACGCCATGTTGAATAAAAATTTTACCCCTGAAGCGACACAGAACGGTGTCAGAGATGGAAACCGGGTATTTGGATATTCCGGCCTTGTACGTCAACTGGATAAGGGCCGGTACGATAAATGCCTTCCCGAAGGGATGCGCATGCTTGCCTGTATTTTTGAAGCAAATCAAAAAGGCTGGCTGATCCTGCCCATTGATAAGGAAATTATTATCTGGCGCTGGCTGGTTGCCGCGGTGTTCATCGCAGAGGAACAGGAAAAGAACGGCACTGTAGGTGTTCAGAATGATAATGGCGGCATTGATACAGCAACTGTCTATTCCGGCAAACACGGAGCAATCAGTGTCTATCCCGGTCCTGAGCGTTTCGCGCTGGCCAACCACCTTGAAGGTTGCGCCATCGAAAAATACGGACAGAAACTCGGTCAGCAACTGGCGCTGCGCATGTATCAGGACATGGTTGTTGCCGACAAAGACTCAGGTTTCAGGCTGTCTGCAATGGGTCGGGAAGGCCTGAATCTTTTACATGACAGCTTTATCAGGCAAATCCAGACCGAAGGCATGCCCGACATGCCGGTTATGCACTGAGGAAAATGATGATGAACACAGTAACCATTAATAACAAACAGCTCCCTGCAGTGGAATATCGTGGTCAGCGCGTTGTAACCCTGGCGATGATCGATGAAGTACACCAGCGCCCTGAAGGTACCGCTCGTGCAGCATTTAACCGAAACCGTGAGCATTTCATCAACGGTGTGGATTATGCCGAATTAGGTGCGGACGTAATACGTTCGGACCTCCCGGAAGGGACATTCTCTAAATTTGCACCATCAGGGATTGTGCTTTTCGAATCAGGCTACCTGATGCTGACGAAGCCATTTAACGACGACCTGGCCTGGAAGGTTCAACGCGAGCTGGTTAACAGCTACTTCCGCACCCGCGATCCGCTGACTGAAATTGAGATGATCGCCGCAATGGCCGCCGACGCTGTTCGCCAGCAGAAGCGCCTGAGCCAGGTCGAAGAGCGGATCGAGACGGTTACAGAGACTGTCGAAAACATCAAGCGCGGCAACATGCGGGCCGGTTATGTCGGATACCGCCAGGTTGTCGCCAAATGCGGCATGACTGACGCGAAGTGCCGAACCCTGGTTAACGCTTATCGCATTCCTACAGATACGCACGAATTTCTGACCCCTGACGGTCTGCTGTCACGTCGCGCCATTGTTGAGCTGGAGTCATTCATGAAGGCTTTCCGCCAGATGATGAGCGAAGCCGAGCCACGCGGCACGCGCTGGTTTCACCCCAGAATGGGGTTATTCCAGGCGATCGGGTGGGAGGGTTAACAATGCATAAATTTTTCGTCAAAACAGACAACCTGAACACTATCAGCGAGTGCCTGCAGCAGCTTGTTAACGCCGAAGAAGCGCAACTCAGCATTGAAGAGCAACTGGCCAGGTCAAATAGCAGCAGTGACTGGAGTACATGGCGAAAAAAGGCTGAGAATGCTCTCCGGGTAATTAAAGGCAAGCGCCGCATTATCACGGCTCGCCTGGCCGTCCTCCGTCATGAGGAAAAAGAAAGCAATATGCAGCTGCACCAGCAGCACAATGATTTTCTGGTTCAGGCCTTGCGTGAAATTGTGACGCCCTCTTCTTTTGAACGCTGCGTTCGTCAGGCTAACGAGAAAATGGAGGGGTGCCATGCAAACCAGTGCTGATGTCATTCTTCTTGTTCCTAATGACTGGGTTAGCGAAAAGGTGCTGATTGCGGTTACCGGGCTTAAGCCCGGAACCATCCTCCGGGCCAGAAAAGAGTGCTGGATGGTCGGGCGGGAATATCTTCACGTCTCACCGGACGGAAAACCGAAACCATCCAGTGAGTGCATGTACAACCGGAAAGCGGTCGATGCATGGGTGGCTTCGATGAAAAACAAACAGCCCGGGTGATTTGATGCCATGAAAAAGGTAAGCTCAGATTGCTCTTGGGCGTCTGGAGGAGTCAATGGATAAAGTCACATATCCAACAGGCGTCGAAAACCACGGTGGCACATTGCGCATCTGGTTTAATTTTAAAGGTAAGCGTGTCAGGGAAAATCTCGGTGTCCCTGACACCATTAAGAACAGGAAGATCGCCGGGGAGTTGCGGACATCGGTATGTTTTGCGATCCGTACTGGCACATTTGATTATGCAGCACAGTTCCCGGACTCCCCTAACCTCAGGATTTTCGGGGAAAGTAGAAAAGAAATTACAGTGAAAGAGCTTGAAGTAAAGTGGCTGGATCTGAAAAGGATGGAAATTTGCGCTAACGCATTCAATCGCTATGAGTCCGTAGCGAGGAATGTGGTTCCAAGGATAGGGGGAAGTCGACTGGTTTCGGCGGTGACCAAAGAAGAATTGCTGTATGTCAGGAAAGATTTGCTAACCGGTCATCAGAACCCAGGCAGTAAAAAGCGGCCTGTCAAAGGGCGAAGTGTTGTTACCGTAAATTATTACATGACAACGATCGCCGGCATGTTCCAGTTTGCTGCAGATAACGGCTACATAGAGAAAAATCCCTTCGAAGGAATTAAGCCTCTTAAAAGAGCCAGGGTAGAGCCAGACCCGTTAACTCGTGACGAATTTGTCCGTCTGATTGATGCATGCCGGCATCAGCAGACGAAAAACCTGTGGTCGTTAGCAGTGTACACAGGAATGCGTCACGGGGAACTGGTCTCCCTGGCCTGGGAAGATATCGATTTGAAGGCGGGAACTATCACCATCAGGCGTAATTATACGAAACTTGGCGAGTTCACTCTACCGAAAACCGAGGCAAGTACAGATCGGGTGGTGCATCTTATCCAGCCAGCAATCAGCATCCTGAAAAATCAGGCTGAAATGACGAAGCTGGGGAAACAACATCACATTGAGGTACAGCTGCGTGAATTTGGGCGAACCGTGTTCCATGAATGCACTTTCGTCTTCAATCCTCACATTGTCAGACGTAGCGATCAGGTTGGGTTTGTCTATAAGGTCGATTCGGTGGGTGACTCCTGGGATGCAGCGGTGAAGCGCGCCGGAATCAGGCACAGAAAGGCATATCAGTCACGGCATACCTATGCATGCTGGTCACTGTCTGCCGGCGCGAACCCGAGCTTTATCGCGAAGCAGATGGGGCATGCCAGTGCGCAGATGGTTTTCAACGTTTACGGTGCGTGGATGGCCGACAGTAACGCAGAGCAGATCCCAATGCTCAATCAGAAGCTGACAGACTTTGTCCCACAGGTGTCCCAAAGGCCACAAGGCAGCATGAGAGCATTATTAAAATCAGTAAGTTAA